GTTCCAGTTGTTATTGAATCTAGAATAATATTTTTTAAAAACTTTCTAATGTACAAAAGTAAAAATTTTAGATTGTTCCAGTTGTTATTGAATCTAGAATAATATTTTTTAAAAACTTTCTAATGTATAAAAGTAAAAATTTTAGATTGTTCTAGTTGTTATTGAATCTAGAATAATATTTTTTAAAAACTTTCTAATGTACAAAAGTAAAAATTTTAGATTGTTCCAGTTGTTATTGAATCTAGAATAATATTTTTTAAAAACTTTCTAATGTACAAAAGTAAAAATTTTAGATTGTTCCAGTTGTTATTGAATCTAGAATAATATTTTTTAAAAACTTTCTAATGTATAAAAGTAAAAATTTTAGATTGTTCTAGTTGTTATTGAATCTAGAATAATATTTTTTAAAAACTTTCTAATGTATAAAAGTAAAAATTTTAGATTGTTCTAGTTGTTATTGAATCTAGAATAATATTTTTTAAAAACTTTCTAATGTATAAAAGTAAAAATTTTAGATTGTTCTAGTTGTTATTGAATCTAGAATAATATTTTTTAAAAACTTTCTAGTGTATAAAAGTAAAATTTTTAGATTGTTCTAGTTGTAATCAATCTGGAATAATATTTTTTTTAAACTTTCTAGTGTGTGTATAAAAGTAAAATTTTTAGATTGTTCCAGTTGTTATTGAATCTAGAATAATATTTTTTAAAACTTTCTAGTGTACAAAAGTAAAAATTCTAGATTGTTCCAGTTGTAATCAATCTGGAATAATATTTTTTTTAAACTTTCTAGTGTACAAAAGTAAAAATTTTAGATTGTTCTAGTTGTAATCAATCTGGAATAATATTTTTTTTAAACTTTCTAGTGTGTGTATAAAAGTAAAATTTTTAGATTGTTCCAGTTGTTATTGAATCTAGAATAATATTTTTTAAAACTTTCTAGTGTACAAAAGTAAAAATTCTAGATTGTTCCAGTTGTAATCAATCTGGAATAATATTTTTTTTAAACTTTCTAGTGTATAAAAGTAAAAATTTTAGATTGTTCTAGTTGTTATTGAATCTAGAATAATATTTTTTTTAAACTTTCTAGTGTACAAAAGTAAAAATTTTAGATTGTTCCAGTTGTAATCAATCTGGAATAATATTTTTTATAATAAAATTGAATTAAATATTATTTGTGATGTTGTAAATAATCGTTAATGGTTTTTATATACATACTTCAATTAGAAAAAGGGAAATATTATGTTGGAAAAACAAATAATCCACAATTTAGGTTGGAAACTCATTTCAATTTAAATGGTTCAGAATGGACTAAAATATATAAACCACTAAAAGTGTTAGAAATTAAACATAATTGTGATGATTACGATGAAGACAAATATACAAGAATTTATATGGACAAATATGGGATAAATAATGTTCGTGGTGGGTCATTTGTTTCTGTAAAACTGAGTAAATCTCAAAAAGATATTTTACACCAAATGCGTAATGGAACACATGATAAATGTTTTATTTGTGGAAAAGGTGGACATTTTGCGAAATATTGTAACGAAAAAGAATGTGTGGAAACAAATAATGATGATGAAAGTGACGGTGAGAGTGATGATGAAAGTGACGATGAAAGTGACGATGAAAGTGATGATGAAAGTAATGATGATTGTTGTTTTCGTTGTGGTAGAAAAGGACATTACTCTTCATCATGTTATGCTTCAAAGCATATCAATGGCTATTATTTAAAGTAGTTGGCTTGTGCAAAAACTTTCTAGTGTATAAAAGTAAAATTTTTAGATTGTTCTAGTTGTAATAGTAACTGGAATAATATTTTTTTAAACTTTCTAGTGTACAAAAGTAAAAATTTTAGATTGTTCTAGTTGTAATAGTAACTGGAATAATATTTTTTAAAAACTTTCTAGATAAACAAAGTAAAAATTTTAGGATGTTCTAGTTGTAATAGTAACTGGAATAATATTTTTTAATAATATTCAAGAGCTCCCGGAAATATATCGCGAATTTTACGAATATATATAGTGAATTCTAGTAAAATAACTAGTAAATAACTAGTAAATAACTAGTAAATAACTAGTAAAAAGTCGTAATTATTGCGAAAGTTTCCGGAAACTCTTGAAATTAAGTCTAAAACTATATTATGATAATGTTAATCATTACATTGTAACTATAAAATAACTTAAAGATAAAGATAAAAAGTTATATAAAAATGACTGAAGAAAATAATAAAGATTTAGAAACTACAGAAGAAGTTGAGGAAAATATTGAAGATGATGTTGAAGATGATGATTCTAATAAGAAACTAGATCCTTTGACAGAATTAAGTGATCAATTTGATGAAATATGTCAAGAAGTTGCATCAATTAAGGTATCAATTGGTAGTGTTATGTCTAAATTACGTTTATATAAAAAACTAGTTGAAAAAACATTAAAGGATAGTCAAAAAATTAAAAGACAAAAAAAGAAAAATGTTGATACTGTGAAAGTAGATAGTGTACGCAGCAGTGGCATACACAAACCAGCAGAAATTTCAGTAGATTTGTGTAATTTCTTAAATAAACCTAAAAATACAATAATGGCTAGAACAGATGTTACTAAAGAAATTCATGCATATATTAGAGAAAACAAATTACAGGATCAAAATTCTAAACTGAGAATAAATGCAGATGCTAAATTAAAAAAATTATTAAGATTAAATGATAATGAGGAATTAACTTTCCTAAATCTCCAAAAATATTTAAATCCACAATTTGCCTAAAATATTTCAGATATTTTAGATAATTCAGATGATTTTTTAACAGGTGAAACTGTCCTTTGAGTGATATTATTATCATAAATTTCTTTTAATGATTTCCCTTCATAAGTTCTTTTGATGGCTGTCGCAATTAACCATGATATATCAATATATGCTATTTTACTATTTGAAGATATCATCACTCCATTTTTTTCCACCATATTATCTTGTTCAAATCGGCATTCAACTGTATTTGTACCAGCTACTTGAGTGAATACACTATTTTTAATTTTTTCGATGGCTTGTCCGGATAAAATAAGGTGACATGCTACCATATAAACTTCTTTAGCTTTTTTCTCTTTTAATAAATTTGCGGCTATACATGCTGTTCCAGCCGAATCTATCATATCATCAACTAAAATTGCAATTTTGTTGTCTACATTACCTAATAGTGTCATAGAATTAACTATACCAGGTTGTGAACGTTCTTTGTGAATTACAGCAATACCAAGTCCTAATTTTTGACCTATTCTAGATGCTCTTTTGATACCACCTTCATCTGGACTTACTATAACTACATCTTCGCTGGAGTATTTGTGTAAAATATTATTTCTAATGTAATCAACTAAGTCATTTTCCGCAAAAAGATTATCAACTGGGGTTTTAGAACTAAAAAATCCTTGTATTTGACCCGCATGAAGATCCATACAAATCACACGATCAACATTTACTGATTCTAATATGGTTGCTACTAAACGAGCAGAAATTGGAGCTCGACTGGAATCTTTGCGATCTTGTCTTTGATATCCAAAACATGGAATAACAACAGTAACAGTTTTTGCAGTGGCACGCTTTAATGCATCAACAATTATACATAGTTCCATTAAATTATCATTTGGACTACCACTTTTTGACAAAGTAGTTGATTGAATAACGTAGCAATCTCTTTGCCGTACATTCTCATTAATTTTTACATGACACTCACCATCATTAAATCTATCACACTCCATATTACTTAGAGGAATATTCAAATGTTTACTGATACGCAATGCTAAATCATGATTAGAATTACCAGCAAATAAATTCATTTATGGCTCTTGATTAGTGATAAGTAATTTAATAATTAATGAAATTTACCATTCAATTTTTCTCTCTGTAATACAAAGAAATAACAAATATTATGAAAATTACACACAAAAAAAGTAAAAATAGTTCTAAAGAATATGATTTTTCAAATCCAATTAAAAAACATTTTAAAAATCTTAACTATAAAAATAAAGAAACATGTCTAAATAATCACATTATATATCAACATCCTGAGCATCCTAAACTAAAAGCTATTTTTCCTTTCATAACCAGTTATGAAGATATTAATCGTGTTATTTATTCTAATATTTTAGACGAAAAAACCGGAATAAAGATTAAATCGTTATTAACTAAAATAGATAATATTAAAAGCAATAATGATAACAATAGTAGTCGCAAACGTAGTAGTAATAAGTTAGAATTATCTAAAGATATTAGGAATGAGATTGATTTTAAGCTTAATTCACAGGTTTATGAATTAATTTCATCCAGAACAGTTTTTAACACTCTCAATTATCTTTTCCAAAAGATTTCCAACGGAATTTATGTTCAAATTAAAAATAACATTGTTGCCTCATTCGTACCATTTATTAATACCAATTTCATTAATAATTGGGGACATTTAATAAAATTACCAAAAGAATATAAAAATTTAGATGAATATTATCAAGCCAAAAAAAAAGAATTTAATACAGAAGGATTTAAATATCTCAATAATAGGGATCTATGGAGAGCTAGTAATTGTTTGATACAAACTGGACCTTTAGCATCAATTAATGATGCATATTGGGCTGAAATGTACAATATGATTGAACTGACGTGTCAAAAACATAAAGTTGAAGATGTTGAATTTTTTATTAATTTAAGACATTTTCCAGTCCTCAAAAATGATTTTACAGAACCGTTTAACAATATTTTTGGTAATGATGTCCCTCTCACTAGTTACTTATATACTTCATACCATCCAATATTAAGTGTTTCAACTAATGATAATTTTGGAGATTTAACATATCCTTCGCCAGATGATTGGAGATTAATTACTAAGGAATTTTACAGAAATGATTGTACCAATGACTATATAAATGATCCTGATCAAGAAGATAGTGATGCATCTAAAAAAAGTAAATATCATGTTAAAATTTCATGGAATAATAAGAAAGATATTGCTTATTTTAGAGATGATACTTCTGGATGTGGAACAGTTTCTAAAAATAATAATAGATTGAAACTAGTAGAATTTAGTAAAAAATATCCATCTTTAATTGATGCCAAAATAACACAAATTAGTGAAAGAGATAAATATAATAATGAACTGCAATTTCACACTTTTAATACCCAAATTCTTCATGACAATGATAAAAGTGATGACAGTGATGAAGCTAATTACATTTATTATGAAAAATATAAATATATAATTTCTATACAAGGATATGGTATAGATCCTAAATTACCTTATTATTTATCTTTAGGATCTTTAATATTTAGGGTTGATGGTGAATATAATGGATGGTATGATAACTTATTAAAACCATATAAACATTATATTCCAGTTAAAAAGGATTTATCTGATTTAGTTAGCCTAATTAAATGGGCTAAATCACATGATCAAACAGCTGAAAAAATAGCTAGAAATGCTCAAATTGCTTTTAAGAAATATTTTAATCAAAATACTGTGACAGAATATTGGAGTTATTTATTAAAATCTATTTCACATAAACGCCTTGACACTGAATCTCTAGATGAAGATTTTAATAAATATAAAGCACAAATTAAAATTATACCACATGTACCTTTCGCTAGACCAATCACAACTGGTATTTCATCTTATAAATTAGGTATTATAATACCGTATTATAATGAAAATATTGAATACGGGAGAGTTAGAAATGAGTTAGTTTCACATTTAGTTAAAATGTTCAAAGATTATAATGAACTAAATTATAAAATTATTATTGTCGAACAATATGATGATAAATCCAAGTTTAATAAAGGACAATTGGTTAATTTAGGTTTATTAATAGCTAAAAAACATAATTGTACTCATATAGTTATAAACAATCTTCGTTTTAAACCGACTAAACCGCTCATACCATACTATTTATCTTTTGAACAAGCTAATAAAGCTCCAGTTCATATAGGATTCAGTTGGTTATCAAAATATAAGGGACATTATTTGGGCAAATGTGCTTTATGGAATTTAAATATGTTGGAAAATATTGGAGGATATAATATTAATATTTGGGGTTGGGGGTGTTCCGATGCAATTTTGTATCATCGCTATTTAAAATATGCTGCCAATAAAAAAATAGATCCAATCATTTATATTCCCATATCAGAAGAAGCTGGAACAAATATTTATGTTGATCAAGTTTCGCCCATACAACAACACTTACTTGATGGTCAATATGGACAACTTAAAATATTGTTAGATTGGCATAATGATACATATGATGATATTACCAAATTAAACAAATTTTTCAAAAAAATTATCAAAAAAACTCATAAAAAAACTATCACACACTCTAACTCCACAAGTTCCTTATCAAAAGATACCAATATTAGATACAATAAAAAATTACAGTTAATGGAAACACATATATCATCCCCAACTGAACACTATGTTTTTAGATTGTTAAACAATATACATAACAACTTTATCTACTAAATTTTACACTTTTTATATATTTTATTTTTACATGCTTAGTAACATATCCAATATTACTATTGCCCCATAAAATCATTTTTACTATATGCTTAGTATTATATTTACTTTTACCATTACCTCATTAATGTAAAAAAACACATGCGTTAAATACATCGTTTTTTACATGAGCTCCCAAAAAATATATACAAAAAGTCGAAAAATACAAAAAATTATAGCAAAGTTTTGTATTTAACTCAAGCCCTACTCCTGAAAATGAGAAAGTGTATTTAAGCAGTTTTTAGGGCGAATTTATGTATAGGGATATAAATCAAACATGGGGTAGGTATTTAACGCAGAGGAGCTCCTGAAGTGAAAAAAAGTTAAATTTTGAACTAAAAAAGAGCAACACACAAAAAAAAGGTGTTGCTCTTTTCGAGTTCGGAGCCAACATTTTAAAAATTTTAACTATCTCATTCATCCCACTTGATCACAGAAATGAAAAAAAGGACCAAAAATGACAAAAATGAGGTTTTTTGTCGCTCTTTTTATCGCCCGTTAGAGTTTTTAAGCTACTAACAACGCACTGTTTCCCATTATAAAAAAGAGCAAAAAAGAGCAACCTAATCTTTTTCACATCAACCGAATACACTTGTTTGTCCTAAAAACCCCAGCGCTACATTTTCTGAAAAATCCCTGAAAAATATAAAAAAAGAGCGAAGGTAATATTATATAGTGTTCTGCAATCTATTATAACTAACTTAATATCTCTTTTTATTCATCAAAAACGAGTGATTTGCTCTTTTTTCAAGTGTTATTTATAGCATATGGATGTGCTAAAATGGCATACGGGCGAAAAACGCCCTAAAAATGGGCGAAAAACGCCCGATTTCGCCCGTATGCCATAACATCACATGTCAATGCCATTCAGAACTCGCTCTTTTTTTTTGATTTCACTGAAAAAATTTCAGGAGCTTCATGCATCGATTAATATTTAATGTATGTGTTAAGGGTCAATGCTACATATTTTAAAAACAAAAATTATAGCAAAAAACCAGGGTTATTTTAATAGTGTCGCTATCATAATATTTGCTCGTTTTAGTGTAAAAAAGGAGCGATTTAAAAGTATATGTTGTGGTGTTTTTAGAACAATTTATATAGCTAAAAAAAAAGAGCGGATACTAGCTTTAGGGTCGTTCAGAGTAAAAAAAATAATTTATAAACAGTATAGTAAGGGGTAATTATGTTATACTGTTATGCATGTAACTTTAAAACTAATTCAAAATTTAATTTTGACAGACACAACCAGACAAAAAAACATGAAGAAAAAATAAAAACGACAAACGCACTAACAATAAATAAAAAAAATATTTGCCCAGGATGCGGAAAATATTTTAACTCAACTGGTGGAAATTATTATAATCACCTAAGAAAATGCCATATTGATCTGAGTCAACATCAAGAAATTAATAATTTAAAATCTGAAACGAAAATAAAAGAATTAGAACATCAACTGGAATTGGAAAGAATGAAATCATCTTTCCAGCAAGTATTAAATAATAAGGAGCTCAATTATTTATCTCAAAAACATGAACTGGAATTAGAATTAGTTTCAAACAAAAATACTCAACATACCCAACACACAAGTAACTCAAATAATTTTAATCAACAAATCAACATCACTGGTGATAATCAATTTATTACCAATAAAAAAGATATTCTAAACGTGCATTTCAATAAAGTTATCGATATTGATACATTCACCAATAACTATAAAAATGGTTATGGTCTGACATTCGATGAATCTAGAATACTTTTAGAAAATTGTAAAATGTCAGGAATTAAATCATGTGCTCCCAACTTAACTTGTTTCCTAAAAAGAAGTTACGTTAGACAATATAAAGACATATATGGAACAGAACCAGAACCTAATGAAATCGTATTACCATTTATTCTAAATGATTCTGGATTACGTAGACATTATGAAAAAACAAATGAAGGATGGAACAGTACAACCTCCATGGATAATATACATAAATTTATAGTAATATCTAATGATTTAGTATTTAATGCACATAAACAATATATACCAATAAGTGCATATGAAAAAATAACAGTCTCAAATTCTTTATTGAGACTTAATAATTACGAAAGCTTAATAGCAAATTCAAAAAAGGAATTAACTATGCAATGATTTACTCTATATTTTTTTTATTTCCTTTTGATATTCTCTCCAATGTCTCCAAATATACCAATTTATAATTCCCACATAAGATTGACTTGTTGCATCATCATACCAATCTTTCATTTTTTGTTGTATGAATAATTTATCAAGTTTATTTTGATTATATAAGTCTTTTAGAGCTGATTTAACCACTAGATCTGTAGTTAAAATAATATCTGGTAGTTTTTTTAGTGTTGATGCTGAATACATAATTCTAATATTATCAAGTGTCCACTGACCAACACCGTCAATTTTGAACCAGTTGTTAAGATCATCAAGTGAATCAAATTTAATATTTTTTAGATAGTATTCTTTGAGAATAGTTTCAATAATATTAATTTGAAATTGTTCAATACCTATGGCTAACCAATCATTTTTTGTAAAGTCTTTTATATCATCTGGAATAAAATCAGATTTTCCTAATTTAGTATATAATCTTTTTCTGGCGGATTGAGCTCTAGTAAATGATATTTTTTGACCAATGATGGCACAAATTAACAACGCAAATAACCCCTTTTTTCAATAGACATCAGATAATTTGGTGGTCCAGCTTTTGAGAACAAAATATATAAAGAATGATCCTTGTTTCTAAGAAATGTTAAAGCATCCTGATACAATTTTTCAAACATAATAATTTTAATTTTAATAATTTTAATTAACTTCGGGTATTCAGATATTATTAAAATTAAGTTCAATTTTAAAAATTGAATCAAACTTTTTTCTTTAAATATCTTAAGTAAATCTCTATTTATTATTATATTAATTAATATTATGTCAAAAAGTATTACACCCAAAGTTTCCAAACCCAAAAAATCTGAAACAAAAAAAGAAAAAGTTGTAGATCAACCTATCTCTGTTAAGGATAGTGATGATTCCAAAGAAGACTTTGATGAATCATTGAAGGTAAAAATTCCAAGTGCAAAAGAAAACATTTTAAATTTAGATGCATTTGATTTTTATCAAAAATATGATGCAAGCAAAAATGTTTATGATCCTTGGCTAACTTTATTTGAAAGAACATTAATTCTAGGTGTCAGAGCGACTCAATTAGAGAATGGTGCTCAAGCACTTGTAAATGTTCCAGAAGGTATTGAAAATGTATTAGAAATTGCTGAATTAGAACTAGCAGCTGGTAAATTACCTTTAATAATTTGTCGCGAAGACAGAGAATACTGGCGTGTAGCTGATCTAGCTGATCCACGTTCTTAAGTAAATCTCAATTCTCATCAATCAAAATTTTCATATTGACTTTTTTTTTTAATTGTTATATCAGAATAGTTAATTTTATCACCTTTAGTTATTGATAATTCAGGTATATTATTATATAAAACTTCTAACGTTTTTAGTTTAGAATTTATAATCAATATTAATTCACGATAATGTTGATTGGATGGATTTTTTAATCTAAAAGTCACATTATACATCTTAGGACTGTAAACGTTAAAAGATGTAATTCCACAGCTAAACCACAATTCACAACTAGGAAATTTAACATCATATATAGCATTTCTGAAATAATCAATTATTTCATCAAAATCCTTATTAAATTCCTTACTTATACCCATGATTAATAAAATTAGTAATGCAATTAATTTTTCAATTTCATTAATCAATTTTTTGATAAATATTTTTATACGCTTCAAATCCTCTCAATTGATACTTTGAAGTCATTTCATCAATTGATCCCTGAAAATCTGTAATACCAGAACCAACTATAATAACATGTGATCCACCATTAATCGCATTCTCAGGTGTTCGATAGTATTGGTCAGCAATATTAATATTATTAATATTATCAGTATTATCAGTATTAATAGAAATACCAGGTGTCATATAAATTGCACCATTCGATATCATTGTATCATTTGGAGGATTTTGAGTAACATAACCAAATACATTAGGATTATTAGAAAGACTAAAGCATTTTTCTCGATATTCATTTAGGATTTGAGTGTTATTGGTCATGAAATTATCTGATGACATATCACTTACTATTACTAATTTGGGACCATTATAATCTGTTGGAAGAGATTTTAATAATGATTCAGCGTTTAAACCGTGAATTGTTACAAGATCTACGGTGTCATATAAGTTGATCCTTTTTAGTTTTTTGAGTGCAATTTTACTAATATCGGCTATTTTAGCATCCTCCATAATCAAGAAATTATATTTATTTTTCAAATGTTTAAGATTTGCCCAAAATCCAGCTTCAGTCAATTGATTATCATTTGGATGATCACTAAATACCATTATATCAGTATGTAATTTTAAGATGACGATTTTAGAAGCATTAACACTGAGATAATTAAGTATATCTTTTGGGGTTTGAAAATTATCAACAGCAACTGCTAAATTACTTTTTTTGTTTTGGATGAGTTGTAAAAAGTCAAAATACATACGTTTATCTGGGATATTTTCTTTTAGATAAGGTACTATATTTATTTTTGTATTAATACTCATACTTTCAACAATATGTAAAAGACTTTTGTATGTAAATATAGATTTAATAGGATATTTGTCTCTTGGAAATTGGAATCCTTCAATGGATTCATTGCGATCAAAAATAGAAACGACACCAATGATTTCGCAATTTTCTTTTTCAAGTTCTAGAATTGTTTCATAAATGGACATTCCAGTAGTAATAACGTCTTCAATTAAAATAATTTTATTTTTTTCTTCTGATTTTTCTAAACCAAACACATATCCACCAATCCCATGATTTTTTCTTTTTTGTCTAGCAATAGCTAATCCATATAACCCAGGAGTCTCTCGATGAAATTTATCATTTAATATCGAGGCAAAACTAATACCTCCATATGGTACCCCGCATAAATATACTTTATTTTTGGTTGTATATTCTTGCATAATTATTATTTTAAGTAAATCAACAACTTGATTGAAAACATCATAGTTGGATATTATAGAACGAAAATCAAAATATAATGGAGAGGTTTTTCCACTCTTAAGTGTAAAATCACCAAATTTAATAAAATTATTTTTATAAAGAAAAGATAATAAATGATGATGTGCCATTTTAATTAAGTTACCTATTAATTATTTTGTCGATTGTTCTAGAATTATACAATCAATTTTATATAATGTATTATTTTCTAGATTATCTATAATATTAATGTGTAGAATGTTATTTTTAATATAAATTAGAGCAATATCATTATTATTATTATTATTATTATTATTATTATTATTATTTTTTTTGATAATATTTGCATCAAGTTGTTGAATCAATTTCGAAGGTTCTCTTATTTTAATATCGCAAGTGTGATCAATGATTAAATTGGATGCAATTAAATCACTAGAACCAGTTAATAATTGAACAAGATTAACCTGGACAGTATCATTGTATTTATGACAAAAATCATTAAGTTGTAAAAATTTATCCATTAATGCTTTATAACAATCATTAAAATATTCAAAATATTCGTGTAAACCACTAGCACTAGTAGAAACTAGATATTCGCATATTTTTTTAGTTTGTTCGATATTATTTAAATAAGTATAATGTTTTTTAAGAAGATTACCTAACACATAAATTTGTCTAGATTGATCTTGATATTTTTCAATTAAATTTTCTAAATCATCTTTAAAATTATCTAGGTTATTTATCTCAACTAAAATAGTTTTAATAACATTTTGAATACTAGAATCAGATATAATAGCTGTTTTTTCCAGTAATTGTGCTGCAATTGTAAACGCTCCAACTGAACCTTTATATGATGCAAACAAAAGTGTATAATTATATTCACTTAAATAATCAAATGATGTAATTAACACTTTTTTAATATTTTGATGGGTATTCTGAGGGGTATTATCAAAGGTAAATAAGGATAATGATAAGGGTTGATATGATTCTGGAAAATAAAAATAACCTTTAGTAAAAATTTTAGAGCGATGTGAAAGAATTTGTAACATTGACTTTATTTTATCTTAAGAAATTTTTGTTATAATTGTATTAAGGATAATCCGAAATCTTAAAATTATAATTAATGACAGAATATATCACATCTGAGATTTCCAATCCAACCGAGACCATGTCTCCAGTTGATTATTACAAATACAGTATTGATGATTTTTATGAGATTAAAACACAAATTAGAGATCAATTAGGAGATCTATCATATTTTAGTGTAAAAACTCAGTCTGTTTTTGAAAAAATCAATAAAGTTCATCCGTTTAATCAAAATAAAAGAAGACGCAATCCACAAAATGATGAATGGCGTAAAAGAAAGTCGACAACTCTTATTAAAGATGATAATTTAGATCAAAATGATAAAATTTATCAAGAAATTAAAGGATTTTGCAATAAAATTTCAACCAATAATCATGAAACAATTCTAGAAGAAATACATAAAAGTTTAGATAATTTTAATGAAGAACGTAAAGATTATGTAAAGCAGTTATTAAATGATTTATTAAAGAAGGCACGTATGGAACCCACATATTGTGAACAGTATATTAAACTAATTTTAGGTTTAGAGGATACTAAAAGTGTTCAAGAATTTATAGAGGATTTATTAGTTAAATATGGTAAAGCAATTGATGATATTTTACCTTTAACTACTGATGAAGAAGATTTAACAGAAGCTTTAGAATTTCAAACAGTTAAAAAGAGAAAAGAAGAAAGTTATGATGATTATTGTGTTAGTCGAAAAAATAAGAATTATCAAAAAGGATTTTCCCAGTTTGTGGGTGAATTGTATAATTTTAAAAAAATAAGTTTCCAGGAATTATTCTTTTTTTGGAAACAGTTGGTTGATAATTTAGAAAATTTAATCAAAGCATCACTTCAAAGTGATACTCTTAACCCTACATGCCAATCCCTCATAGAAGAAAATATTTTATATTTGGCTCCTTTAATAGAAACAACTATTGAAAATGTTATAATTACACAACCACAAAGTGAAAAGATTCAAAATATATTTAAAGTTATTCACGTCTTAAGTGAAAATCAAAAAATAATTAACAAAAATAGATATATTTTAGCAGATATGGTTGATTTATTTAATAAAAATGTTAAAAAAATACGTAACAAAAACAAAAAGCCAAATGATATATCTGAATCATCTAATACACAAACCAATACAAATGTTAATACTGGTAATACTAATATAAATAATAATAATACGAGTGTTAATACAGATAATAATAAATGGCATATTAATAAGGGAAAATTAAAACATGATAAATCAGGTATGCGGTTCAATTAGAATTAAAATAAGATTGTGTATATAAAATAAACATTATGGAATATTTATTAAAAAATGTTATCGATAATAAGGTTTCTTTGACTAAATTTTATATTCAGGAACGTTTGGAAAAAGGGGATGGTTTAGTAATGATTTTACAAAAATTTCCCAGTGATGATTCTGTTACTAGTTATATTGTATATAAAGATTTACCTGAAGAATTACAAGATTTGTATGATGAAAAAAAGATTGAAAATGGTAATCAGGACAATATTATTTTCTTTTACTTGTGTACTTTAAGTAGTGCTAGTTTAGTCGCATTTGATCTCAACGATCGTGACTGGATGTAAATTATGTTTTGTTTATTTTAATATTTTAACTTTTATTTTCCACAAAAGATTATCAACTAATAATCTTTCAATCCACCCAATGATTTTGTTTTTTTGACTTATGATAACCCTACTATTAAAAAGTCACACATAAACTGTCAAAGGATTTCGGAAGCTTTCGTAGTCATCACGAATATTATTTAACAATATTTTTCGTAAAATTGACGAAAACATCCGAATGCTCTTGAATGTGTTATGTAAACACAACTAGAACAACTTAAAATTTTTACTTTTGTACACTAGAAAGTTTTTAAAAAGTATTATTCTAGATTGATTACAACTAGAACAACTTAAAATTTTTACTTTTGTACACTAGAAAGTTTTAAAAAAGTATTATTCTAGATTGATTACAACTAGAACAACTTAAATTTTTTACTTTTGTACACTAGAAAGTTTTTAAAAAGTATTATTCTAGATTGATTACAACTAGAACAATCTAAAATTTTTACTTTTGTACACTAGAAAGTTTTTAAAAAGTATTATTCTAGATTGATTACAACTAGAATACTCTAAAATTTTTACTTTTGTACACTAGAAAGTTTTAAAAAAGTATTATTCTAGATTGATTACAACTAGAATACTCTAAAATTTTTACTTTTGTACACTAGAAAGTTTTTAAAAAGTATTATTCTAGATTGATTACAACTAGAATACTCTAAAATTTTTACTTTTGTACACTAGAAAGTTTTAAAAAAGTATTATTCTAGATTGATTACAACTAGAATACTCTAAAATTTTTACTTTTGTACACTAGAAAGTTTTAAAAAAGTATTATTCTAGATTGATTACAACTAGAACAATCTAAAATTTTTACTTTTGTACACTAGAAAGTTTTAAAAAAATATTATTCCAGTTACTATTACAACTAGAACAATTAAAAATTTTTACTTTTGTACACTAGAAAGTTTTAAAAAAATATTATTCCAGTTACTATTACAACTAGAACAATTAAAAATTTTTACTTTTGTACACTAGAAAGTTTTAAAAAAATATTATTCCAGTTACTATTACAACTAGAACAATTAAAAATTTTTACTTTTGTACACTAGAAAGTTTTTAAAAAGTATTATTCTAGATTGATTACAACTAGAACAATCTAAAATTTTTACTTTTGTACACTAGAAAGTTTTTAAAAAGTATTATTCTAGATTCAATTACAACTAGAACAATCTAAAATTTTTACTTTTGTACACTAGAAAGTTTTTAAAAAGTATTATTCTAGATTCAATTACAACTAGAACAATCTAGAATTTTTACTTTTGTACACTAGAAAGTTTTTAAAAAGTATTATTCCAGATTGATTACAACTAGAACAATCTAGAATTTTTACTTTTGTACACTAGAAAGTTTTTAAAAAGTATTATTCTAGATTCAATTACAACTAGAACAATCTAAAATTTTTACTTTTGTACACTAGAAAGTTTTTAAAAAGTATTATTCCAGATTGATTACAACTAGAACAATCTAGAATTTTTACTTTTGTACACTAGAAAGTTTTTAAAAAGTATTATTCTAGATTCAATTACAACTAGAACAATCTAGAATTTTTACTTTTGTACACTAGAAAGTTTTTAAAAAGTATTATTCTAGATTCAATTACAACTAGAACAATCTAAAATTTTTACTTTTGTACACTAGAAAGTTTTTAAAAAGTATTATTCCAGATTGATTACAACTAGAACAATCTAAAATTTTTACTTTGTTTATCTAGAAAGTTTTTAAAAAGTATTATTCTAGATTGATTACAACTAGAACAATCTAAAATTTTTACTTTGTTTATCTAGAAAGTTTTAAAAAAGTATTATTCTAGATTGATTACAACTAGAACAACTAAAAATTTTTACTTTTGTACACTAGAAAGTTTTAAAAAAGTATTATTCTAGATTGATTACAACTAGAACAACTAAAAATTTTTACTTTTGTACACTAGAAAGTTTTTAAAAAGTATTATTCTAGATTGATTACAACTAGAATACTCTAAAATTTTTACTTTTGTACACTAGAAAGTTTTAAAAAAGTATTATTCTAGATTGATTACAACTAGAATACTCTAAAATTTTTACTTTTGTACACTAGAAAGTTTTAAAAAAGTATTATTCTAGATTGATTACAACTAGAGCAATCTAAAATTTTTACTTTTGTACACTAGAAAGTTTTTAAAAAGTATTATTCTAGATTGTATTCTAGATTGATTACAACTAGAACAATCTAAAATTTTTCCTTTGTTTATCTAGAAAGTTTTAAAAAGTATTATTCCAGTCTAGTTACAGATTATAGTTTATAAATATAGAAATTAATATGGGAATACACTATCAAGACGTTGTGTATAAGGATTTTGACGATAAGCATCAAGTAGAGAAGGATCAATGCGTTCGCGGTTCATGTCTTCTGATAATTTATCTTTAAGGTTTGTTACACCACATTGATTTTGCTGAGGAGGAATAGAATATGTTCTAGTTTCATATGGTTCTCTAATATTAATGACGTCTCCTTCAATCTTTTTAGTTTGATTATTGAATGTGTCCTTTCCAGCCGCAAATTTAACACTATTTTTGGTAGGAGCTCTTCCAGCAACTAGTTTTTCTTTATTAGGATTTAATCTAGCTGCATATCCACTTGCATAAGATGTTTGACTAGAAACATGGTGAGATGCATGTCCTTGGTAAGGATAATTAGTTTGAAATTGTCTTTGTGTATTTTTAGCATCAACATTACTGACCAAATAACCTCTACCAGGTCCAGAACCAGTTTGTCCATCAGCATGCCCTTGATAATGATGATCAGATAAGAATTGTTTCTGAGTATTTCTAGGTAACATATTTGCAACGGTATATCCAGTATTATATCCAGTAGTTCCTTGAATATGACCCATATGATTATTATCTATAGTAGTTTCTTTAATAGTAGTTTTAGCGACATCATCAGGATCATAAACGGTCAAGGCAACTGGTCCTCTTAAATTGATATGGATAGCTTTATTTTCAATATTAGTTTCCTTAATGGTTGTTCTTAAAACATTATCAGGATCGCGAACAGTTTGTTTATATGCTCCCATTTGACCAAAAAATCCTGAATGTGTGTTGTTAACCATTAATTCTTTCATGGTTGTTTTTAGAACAGCATCTGGATCATATACAGTTAATTTAGAAGGCATTTGAGCTCCAATATGACCACTGTGTTCATTATCAATTGTTAATTCTTTAATAGTAGTTCTTAATACATTATCTGGATCATAGACTGTTAATTTAGAAGGCATTTGAGCTCCGATATGCCCACTATGTTCATTATCGATTGTCAATTCTTTCATAGTTGTTTTCAAAACGTCATCTGGATCATGAACAGTTAATTTAGAAGGCATTTGAGTTCCAACATGCCCACTATGTTGATTGTCTTCAGTAGTTTCTTTAATAGTAGTTTTCATAACATCATCCGGATCATGAACAGTCAATTTTGATGGCATTTGAGCTCCAATGTTACCATTATGTTGATTATCCTCAGTAGTTTCTTTAATAGTAGTTTTCATAACATCATCAGGATCATGAATAGTTAATTTGGATGGCATTTGAGCTTTCATGTTTCCAGATGGGCGCGGATTACCAATGAAATTTTCCTTTCTAGTTTCTTTAAATATATCAAGAATAGGCATTACAATGGCTTCAACTATACTTTTAACGTTACTATAGTGATTTCTTTGTTGTGTGACATCACGTTCTTGTGGTTTTATTTCAATTGATTTTTTACCATAATCACCGACAGTATTTTTATCATTACCGTCATTATTATTATCATTATGATTCCATTGTCCACCAGCACCCAAGTTACGAGCACCTGGATAACGATAGGTATTTTTATTTGATTTTTTAATAGAAGGAATTTGTCTAGGTCTAGTAGATGTTGCAGGACCAACAGAACCATAATAGGATTTAGTTGTTTTTTTGTTATTTGGTTTGGCGTAACATTCTGAGCGAACTCTAGGTTTTTTATTTTCACCACCAGTCTTAAAATAACGATCTGGACTATTACGATAAAAGGTTTCCGGATGATATTTTTTCGGTGCTGGTACTACAGGACGTTGACTTTCCTTTAAACCCATAATGAGACGACCTTTGTAACTCAATTTAGGATTGTCTAAAGTTCTCAATTGATCAACATTCTTTGGCATCACAAAATCACGAACATTAGATTGATTTACTCCACCACTAGGTTTCCATCCATAACCTTGATTTAATCCAGGACCTACTCTAATAGGCGTAATTGGAGATTCATTTTGTCTTTTTTGAGAGGGATTATAGCGAAGTTTAATGTCTTCTGAATTATAATTGGCGGCACCATTGACATTTCCAATATCACGCTCCATTTCAAACATATTTTTTAATTCACCTTTTTCACGATAAACTTCACTGGCTCCAGTATGTGTTTCCAAAATATGTGATGTAGAACCATCTGTTAAATTTTGACGCACTTGACTACCAAAGAAAGGTTGCATGTTATTATGTGTAAATTCCTCAATCTTCATAACTTCACCAGTTAATGGCGACTTATAATAACCTTGTCCTTGACCATTTGATGTAAAATCAAAACTGTCATTCTTTTCATTGAAAATTCTTTGGTTAAAGCCAACACCGGGAATAACACCAGTTTGCACTGGATTTCTACTATTTTCAAATTGTTGTCTTGCAATACCTCTCTCAACTGATTGAGTTTGCTGATATTGTCTACTTTGATATGGATCAACTTGATGACCTATTGCACCTAAACCAGCTAAAGATGTTGTAACCATTTTAATCAATTTACTTAACTTATTACTAATATATGACAAATTATTTTAGCATTTTCTTTTCAAAACAAAAAATAAACTTATTAAAACTTTATTTACCCGCTTTATTATAAATAAAAATTCTATCTGTTATTTTTTGTGGCGGATTTTTTCGATATTCTTCCGGAATATCATCCATTTTTTCAGGTAATTTATATACATAAGGAATAGTTTCAAACGCCATATTATTTTTTACCCATTCCCATCCATCATAAAACTTTACATCATCAGCTCTAATAAATGCTTGTTTTAACCCACGTGTTGGATCTCTTATCATTTCTAAATATAATTCTGGATCTAAACTAGGTATTACATATACTAATTCAGCATATTTTTTAACACGACCCATTCGGACTTCTAACGGTTCATAATCTTCTTCTAATAAATTTTTACTGAGTTTCATATGTTTATCATCATAAATACCGATTATTAATTTTTTTCCTTTTTCTCGCATAGTCTCCAATAATTTCCAATGACCATAATGAAAATTATTAAAAAATCCTACAGCATACACTTGATCATACATTAATACGATATCAATATTAATATTAATATACACATACGAATTAAACGCACCAATTAAACGTATATTAACATTATATAAATTACATAACATAAACATTCAAGAGCTTTCGGGATATTTCGTAAATTTCACGACATAAACTTAAACTTAAACTTAAACTTTAGACATTCTAAAACATTATTAAAATGTATTCGTAATTATTACGAAAACTTCCGAAAGCTTTTGACTATATATGTGTGATCCTTAGTAGTACCTAAATATAACACTTCTAGGTTAATGTGTCACAACACATGATAAAAATCAAAAATTGAATCAAGTTAAAACCTATGATAAAAATAAAGATAAAATGGAGAATTCAAAGGAATGTCCTATTTGTTTTAATAAATTCGCACATGTAACTGAAAATGGTGATATTGTACATGGTTCATGTATAGATGAGGATATTTCCAAAAACATTATCAAAAAAATTTCAACAACATCTGATAAAATCCAGATTGATCAGAAGTGTAAATATTGTAATCATGAAACATGTGTGATGTTATTACCGTGCTTGCATATGTTCTGTGGATTATGTATTCACAATGATATTAAAGTTCAAAAGAAAGAACAACATATGTATAGATGTAGTTTATGTCGATCAGATACATATGATTTAATTGATATTTTTGTTAATCCGGAAAATGGATATAAAACATTTAGAATTAAAAACACTTTTATTCCAATTGAAATTATTTTGAATAAGGATTTATTCTCTAAATTTTCAGATAAATTAATAAACAAACTTAATAAAAGAAAATTTAGTAATATGCTGACATCAGCATTTACACCGTAAGATTTGTAAATAAATTTTCTATTAAATAATAAAAGTTATGGATCAACAAGTTTTATTTAGAAAATTTTATGGTGTAATACTTGGATTAGTAGTAGGTGATACTCTAGGAGCTCCATATGAAAATTATCCAGGTGATATATGTTCTAATCCAGTACCTATACAAAAAGGGGCATTATATACAGATGATTCTGAAATGACTTTGAATGGTTTATCTAGTATTATAGAATCAAAAGGTATTAATGGTTATAATTTAGCTGTAAAATATTGTAATTTTAATGTAGGTGCAATTCGTAAATATGGTATAGCCACATTAAAAATTTTAGATATAATTAAAGAAAATCCAAGTGCATATAAGGACGTCTATAAAAGATTTTATATGGAAGGTTCTTTTGGTAATGGTGGATTAATGAGAATATCACCTTTCGTATTATGGTCATATGATCTAGATAATTCAGAATTAATACACAATATTAGAACTGGATTAGAAATAACACATTTACATGCATATTCTATTGAGAGTTGTATGATTTATGCTAAAATTCTTCAATATTTGTTAACTACATCATTAGAAAGTGTAAAAGATCAGCAAATAATAGGTATTGCTAAAATGGAAGCTAAAACTTCTTTACTAATTTTCAAATTAGATCTAATTTCTCAAAATTTAGATACCCCTTTTTATATTAATACTTACCGCCAAGTTGCCAGTCAAATTTGCAGCGATCCATTACATTCATTTGATACTTTAGCATTAGTTTTATGGACTTTTTTATATCTAGATCATCGATTAGAACCGGTTGAAATGTTATACGAAATAATAAAATTAAATAAAGATTCAGATACATCAGCGGCTATATTAGGTAGTTTATTAGGTGCAAAATATGGTGTTAATTGGATACCAAATCAATGGATTTTTAATTTAGAGAAATCTGAACTGATACTAGATTTACTCAGAAAATTTATTTTACTAAAATTCAAAACTTCCAAAGTATAAAAATTGAACCGCATAACCCACATTAATACCATATTAATATATTCAACACATAAGATGAGTTGCTTAGTACTACAATTAGATCATGATAAAAATCTTAACATCAATGTCTATAATGCGGGATCTATTATAGATTTTAAAAACGCTATTAGTTATATATATGTTACATCCAAAACAAATGCTGATTTATTTATAAAAGATTTTATATTTGAAAAAAATGCAAAAACACATAATTTATATGATGTATGGTATCAATTAGCATTTATATATGGTAATAAATTCTGAAAATATAAAAAAATATTAACAAATACATTTGCAACAATGTCTACATCTTTCATATTTATCTTTACAGGGACACGGTTTTCTATATGGTTCATCATATTCATCAAATTCATCAAATATATCTTCATATAAGGGGGTTGGATTATCATACCATATGTAAGGATGAGCGTATATGGGGTGTTCATAATAATTTGTGCGATGACATTTATAGTAATCCATGTCAGGTTTGGCGACTAACTTTAAATCAAGAATTGTTTTATCAACTGTATCAAAAATGTATTTATGATATCTTGAGAATTGTTGATAACTTGGATGGGTAAAAGCGGTAATACCATCTGTATCATTATGATATGTTGATTGGAGTTCATTTGTAAATCTAGTAGATCTGGAAGTGCTCGGCAAAGTTGGTGTAAATATAGCTTCAATTAAACCATTATGTCTAGAAGAATATGGACTATATCTGGAACCATCTAATCTATTTAATTTATAAAAAGTAAATTTTTTATTTAAATCAACTGGTCTTTCTATTTCTATTTTATGATGTGGATATAATAAAAAAGATCCTATCACTTTCCCTTCCACCTTAAGAATACCTTCAGCAACTGTATCCCTATTATTTTCCATCTTAATAGAATATATTTGACCATGTGCCATCTCGACATCCCCATTTTCTAATGTTCTACCTCCATAAACACCTAAACCAAATCCATTAAAACGATGCATATTTACTTTTCTAGGCATTGTCCTTTATCTTTAATAAATACTTTAATAAATACTTTAATAAATACTTCTATAAAAATCTTAAACTAAACTGATTTAACACAATTACTTACTATTTTTATTATTCTACGACAATGCAATGTTGGTTCAATATCTGTCCATTTACATATTAAATTTTTTGATTTTTTAAACAAAATGAAACAATTTTTTTGATACGGAATTGTTAGTATTTTTGAAGAAGTTTTATTATTATCATTATTATTATCATAAAATTCAATAGATCCACCTTTAGAATTATCATTATCTTTTCTTAAAAAGTATAAACCAATATAATCTCCTGAATATTTATCATCATTATTATTGTTTAATTTTTGAATAACTGGAGAATTATACCCAGCAAAACAATCAATTTTAAACATTTTATTATTATTTTCTGGAAATGTTTTAAATATTTTTACGATTTCATTTGAAAAATTCTCAGATGTGTGAAATTCTATAAAAGTTTTGAATTTATCAGAAAAACATTCAAATGATTCTAGACAATTAATTTCATATATAGTATTTGGTATCATTATTTTATGATTTTTGGGATCATGTTTAAAACAATCACTAATTGATGGATAATTATTTAATAGTTCTTCATATAAATTATGTGGTAAAGCATTTTTAATAATGATAATTGGATATTGTTCCATAATTATAGTATTAGATTTATCTAAATATTGCAATAGATTATATTTACTCATATTGTGTAATCAAAAAATTGTTTAATTATATTATATTATAAATAGTGTTTGCATAAACTAAAGTAAAGTCTAAACAGTAAAATGTTTCAAAATTTTTCAAAAATATTTTCCAAAGACATTAAAAAAAGCACTAAAAATAATATTGAAGATAAAGATATTGTAAAGGATATATCTCAAGATAAAGTAAAAATCAGTAAAGATATTTTTAATTTAGATGCCATGAAAAATCAACATACAAGAGTCATTAAGGTATCATATGCTCACAAATCTATAACAACACATTGTTTGAGAGCCCTAGCTAGTGGTTCTGGTGTAATAATGGTGATTGATCCAGGATATCAATCAAGTTGGGGTGATAAAAAGAGTGTAAGAAGGTGTATTTCTAGGATTAATATTAAATGGAGTAAGGATGATACTTTTAATATTGTTATAAAAGATGTTAATAATAGTCAAGGTAGTATTTATTATTTTTGTCACAATGAAAATAAATTAGCAATGATGACATATACAGGTGATGCTGGTAATTCTAATAAAAAAGTTAATAAATCAGATGACGTGTATCAGGTGAAATATATATATAAAGGGTGTTCGAAGGGTGTTAATGAACCTGAACAAATTATAAATGGATTTGAATTCGAAATTACAGATGATTTTCACATGTTTGAATCATTTTCAACTGTAATACCGGTATAGTATTAAAATAGTAGAAGTATTAATATTAAAGAAGTTCATCATCTTCTTCACAACCTTTTTCGATCATTTTTCTAATATGATAAAGTAATTTGGTAGCTGGTTCAACTTTTCCAGTTATTTTATCATACTCTTTAAGTGTATCAACAAACATATCAACATTATTTTTTCTAAATGACTCAAAAATCCCTTCAATTAATTTATTTTCAAGTGTATCATTAAATTTAGTCGCATTTCCAGTATATATTTTATAATTTGATTCGAAACTTAATCCGTAAATACATATGCCACACAATGTTGCCATACAATACGCATCTTTAACATGCCATTCTAATAACTTATTGTCAATATATATTTCAACCAATTTTTCATAATTTTTTTGTGCATTACCAAATTGACCAATTTCTATATTTAATCTAGCAATTTCAGTATATATCTTATGAATTGATGAATTATCGTCAGCATCTAGGGCATGCGTATAATATTCAATTGATTTCTCATAATCCATTAGTTGTTTGTCATAAATTTCAGCAATAATCTTATATATATCTTGAATTCTTTTCATATCACCAGTTAATTTACAATATTCAATTGCAGCACAATAATTTTTTATTGCACTTGAATAATTTTTAAGGTATTTTCTTAAAATATTACCAATAATACTATATTCAGTATAAATTAAATAATTTTCATTTTGTTTTTCATTTAGTTTTATCAAATTATTCAAACGACATAATCTCAATTCAACTATCAAATGCCAAATTTTAGATGTTTTATCAGGATTTGGTAAAATCATTAAACTATTAATAGCTTCATCATATAAATCATTTGCATTCATTAAATTTTGTGTAGAATAATCAAATAAATCCTTAATTTTCTTCATAATAACACCATCAGGTTTTGATAATCTATCCGCTTTTTTAATTTTTTTAATTATAGTTTGATCAATATTTGATAAATCCATATTAACAATTAGCAATTTTAATTTTCACAAAATCAAAATCAATTTTATTTAACCAAAAAAATAATAAAAAATATTTACATCATAAATAATGTATATTCTAGATGTATTCTATCAAGATATGTTTTCTAAGATGTGTTTGTCGTCTTATTCTGGTATTAACCGAATAATAATACCCATAGCATACAATTCTTGTATTAACAGTTTGCAAGAATATGGTATTCTGATTTCGCTAAAAGCGGAATAGTTTTGGCATTGCTTGCATTCCTGGATTTTGTGTTCAATATCTGTTCTAGGATCAACTGACATATTATAATTTGCAATCACACCACATAAGTCGCAAATATAAACTCTGTAGTTGTCTGACATGTCCATTAATCTTTCTTTTAAGAAGACAGATGCACCATGAGATAAAATAGCATCACGTTCCATTTCACCAACACGAAGACCACCATCACGACTGCGACCTTCACTACATTGTCTAGTTAACATAACAACTGGTCCTGTAGCACGACTATGAACCTTATCATCAACCATGTGTTTCAATCTTTGGTAATATGTAGGTCCAGTGAAAACTAAAGATTTAATTTGACGACCGTCAATTCTAGTGTAGAGAACTTCGTCACCATGACGATTAAATCCTTGCTTTTCAAGAGCATTCGCAATATCAGTCGGTTTTAAATCTGTAAATGGAGTTGCATCACCAATACCACCCAAATCAGCCGCAACTTTTCCAGTAATACATTCAATTAAATGTCCAACAGTCATACGCGACGGAATAGCATGCGGATTCACAATAATACTCGGAACTATACCATCTTTAGTACGAGGCATATTTTCATCTGAATAAACCATACCACATGTGCCTTTTTGACCGTGACGACTAGAATTACCAGTCCACACTGGAACACTACTATAATGATCGCAAACCATAATAATATGAGATTGCACTGTAACACAATACACCTCTTTATTATATTGGATTTCTACAATATTGGATCCATTAATGGATATTTCCTGATATTCATCTGTTTGAAACATGAATCTCTGATCTAAATGAATATCACGGGAAATTTCTAAACCATTGAAAGCATCAGAAGCAATTAAACCATCCGCTAAATCACTTGCTAATAGATTCTTTTCTATTTTTTCAAGAACTTCTGAACATTTTGAATCAAGATCATAGACCCATGCTGGTAATTTAACCTTATTATAATCTTCTTCATTCTGTTCAATCTCCGCAAACAAATTATAAAGGTCCTCAGAATGGATTTCTATTTCTCTATCACCGAAAAACATTATTTCATCCGCATTCATATCCAAAGCAATTAAAACACGTTTTAATCCTCTCAAAATATCTGGATATTTATTCTCTAAATCCCAAATCGGATCCTTTTTATATTCTTCCGCCAAATCTAATATTTGCTTCCTATTAAAAGATTTAGAACTATGTGAAAGTCTAGTAATTTCTTTACAATAAACATATGCATCATCACAATCCGCTTGGTGAGTTTGAACAAACTTAAAACTCAAAACACCAGGTTTATCAGGGATTATACACCCATATTTAGCCCAGAAACCAAATAATATAGTCAAAGGTAAACTATTAACCATATTATCGCCTAAACATGTTTTAGTATTACCTCTTAGATTATTAGCACCGTAAAACATGATACAATTTTTCTTGATTAATTCCTTAGCCATAATCAATCTATATTTTTCATTTGGTGCCGTTTTAGCATAAATTTTGTGTTCAGGTGTCACTCTTAATATAAACTCCTTATCATTAACAATCGCTCTAAATTGTATTAAAGTTTCAGCATTAGGAAAATAAATTAATTCACTAGGATGATCATATGAAAATGATTCTGTTTCAGGATGATATGATAATATACGTTCCCTTAAAGATGATTCTACATTCATATTATCATTATAGTATTTTTGAATGTTTTTAGGACCATTTTCGGTGTAAATAATAGTATTTCCAGGTAAACAGAATTTATCACCGATGACAGGAACACGAATCGATCTAATTTTAACTTTACAAAAGCGAAAACCTTCTGAATTACGACTTTCATATACACGACTAACATATCCTTCCTCATTTGTTCTCAAAGGTGTACTAATATCACGATATGTTACTTTAGTATTACTACGATCTTGCTGACGAATTGGAATAATTTTACCAATGATGATTTGTCCAGGTGAAACATAGATATTCTCCTTAACAAACCCTCTATCATCTAGATTAAGATAAGAATCACTTCGTTTTTTACCAATCGTAATATCATATTTCTTTTCGCCCGTAATATCATCCAATTGATCCGGATTCGCAAATTTTTCTTCCTGACCAGAAGACTGTATTTTCTTTTCGTCATCCTTATAACTTCTATAATAAACAGACGTGAAAAACCCACGATCAATAGCTGATTGCGAAATAATTACTGAATCTTCTTGATTATACCCAGTATATGTTAAAATACATACAATAGCATTAATACCACTAGAAATCTTGTCACCATAGAAATATTGCGAAAATCTAGTATTAACTAATGGTTTCTGAGGATATCTTAAGACATGTGCCAATGAATCTAATCGTAAATTGTAATTGGTAGCATATACACCCATAGCTTGTTTTCCTTGAGCACTTTGATATGTATTACGGGGAGATTGATTATGATCCGCAAATGGGATACATGATGCAAGAACTCCTAACATTAAACCAACCATAATTTCACAATGTGTGTATTGGTAATTATATCTAGGGTCTTGTTCATATAAATCTTTTTGTTTGGATGCAATTAAAAGATTGTTGGATTCTAAAGTATCAATATATTCAATGACACCTTCATGAACATCCTTCATGTCATTAATTTTTTCTTGCATCAACTTTTCATTTAAATCAGTCTCATAAATTAAATTTTCATTAATTTGGGGTAAAATTAAATTATTCCAATTAATTAACTTCTTTTTCAATTTAATTATGTGACGAGCCTTTAATCTCAATTTATTAGGAGAATCAACAATACATAAAGGTCTAACTAATCTACCAGCATCTGAATAAATAATGATTTCTTTATTGATATGATACCAATAAATAGATGTGTAAATATTTAATAAACCTTGACGTCTTAAACTTCTTAATTTAGCTACTAAAATACTAGGTTCATCCGTTACACCATACAAATCACCATTTACAAACACTTTTGTATCTGAAAATAATTTTTTAGGAGGTACCTTAGTTATTTCAGCTACATTTAATTGTTTTAAGCGATGCCATATAATTTTAGAAGGACTTGGTTTAGTAATAGTACATCCATTACTTAGATTTTTAACTAAACCAACAGCGGCACCTTCAGGAGTTTCAGCTGGACAAGCAACACCCCAAGATGTATTATGAACTTTGCGAGGTGGTATAATTTTACCATTTTTTTCAGAAGGAGAATTCAAACGACGCAAGTGAGAAATAGCACTAGGATAAGTTAATCTGTTAAGCACTTGAGCTGTCCCAGAACGACTCTGACTTCTAGATGATTTGACTTTCCAATCACCAGTCGCCAAAGAATATTTTAGACCACCCTCAATAATATTCGGTTTAGCTAATTTAGAAATATTGTTAATATTAATTACTTCCGTAATATCATTCTCCGTTTTCCAATTCTTGTTATTTCTTAACTCCTTAACAATCGCCTTTTTCATATCCTTAACCAAAGCCTTAAAACATTGAGAAAATAATGCACCCAATAAAATACCAGGGCTATCTATTCTTTTTTTCCCATAATCATCACGGTCATCATAAATTAATTCCTGATCAGATAATTGATTTTTTAATAATTTATTAATCATATAACCCAAAAAGAATGCTTTCTTTTGAAAATCTGGACCAACATGAGGCAGAAATTCATCTTCTAATATTTTTCTCAAATAACGAATCTTATCATCCGTCGTTAAACGAATATCCTTTGGTGCACCCAAATAAGAAACATGTTTTGATAAATATTCCAAAGCAACTATCTGTCTCGGAATAATATTCTTAAAATCATTAACAGTTTGGAAATCCTCAATTGATGATCTCAAATAATTAATCATTGGCTGATTTTCTGGAGCATCCAAATCATATACTATCAATCTTATTATTTCCTGATCAGATTCAATACCTAATGCTATAAAGAATGTCCATACAGGTAAATCCATAGCAAAACGATGTGCTAATGCTCTAATAGCATTATCTTTGGTTCTGATTTTAATACTTAAATTTTTAGTTGATCCAAAAGAATATTCGGGTTCAGATTTAACGTCACAAGAATTGCCGAAACGATTTTTGGGTTTGTTATTACTAAAAATATTAACAGAATTATTTGCGGATCTTTCTTGTGAAATAATTACTTTTTCGTTACCATTAATTATAAAATAACCACCCGGATCATATCTACATTCTCCCATTTTAACTTTCGGAATGTTTGTATATTTACTCAATACACAATATTTAGATTGAACCATAATAGGTATCTTTCCAAGAAGAACTTTGTATAATTTTCTCTTATGAATTTCTTCTTTTTCTAATTTATCTGGTTCACCAGTTCGATGAATAATTTTAACCTCCAAATCTGCTCTCAAATTTGATGCATATGTCAAACTTCTAGATCTGGCTTTAGCTGGTGTCATTTCATCAAAACTTCCATCATTTTCAGAAATGGTTGGCGGTTCTAATGCAATTTCCCCAAAAGTTAATTCAAATTCATATTCATATTTATTAGCTTCTTTTTGATACTCATAATACACACAAATTGGATTAGATTGTTTTATGATATTGGGAATTAATGTTTCCACGAAGTAATCAAATGAATCAATTTGATGACGGACTATCTGATGTCCACCCCTCATTTGACCAAAATAACTTCTCAATAACACATCATAATCCCTAGGCAAATATGCTTCAGTATCTCTATTATCTTCATGATTATAATTGTGTTTGTTCATTTGAATAATTAATATTTTAGGAGAATTGCGAATCTACATTCAATTTTTTTTATAATCTTAAGTTTTTTTATTCTGCAATTCGAACTTTATATATAAACTAAAAATTCTTAAATTAGTTTTTAATTAAATTGGTTTTAGTTTGATCCACGATACCATATAAAACCCATATATAACCCACCAATTACTAGTAATACTAGTATTATTATAAATAAATATAGTAATGTATTTGTGTTTAGGTATTGAGAAACGGAAGTATTAGAATTTTCTTCTTTTGTATCTTCTGGTTCAATTGAATGAGGTGAGGTGGGTGTAGGAGTTGGTGTGGGTTTATTGAGACCCATAATAGTATCATGATCTAGACCTTTTAAATTTTTGAGAGGTACTGAATTATTACCAAAATTATAATAATAATCTTCTAAAGTTCTCTTTTTTTGTTCTACCAATTGATCATCTTCTGTTAAAGTGGTTGTCACTTCCTCTTCTTGTGTAACATCATCATCATAACTTACACTTGCTACTGCGTTCAAATCCTCAGGATAAAAATCAATCCATTCACCATTTCTAGAAAAACATTCTTCTTCTGATAATACTTCAGCATAGGGATAACATGCTTTTGTTATAAAATTAACAGGTCCTTGGAGATTATCCTTAGCTGAAATGAAACCATTATAATTATTTTTATGTTCCGCTACATTTGAACGATCTAAATATGTTCCAGCAACATCTAATTCATCCATTAATTTACCTATTTTTGTTCCAGAATTATCAGGAAGTTCAACGGCTTTAACTATAGTATCTGTAAAATTTTCTAGGAACATTCTGCTATTGTTTTCGTATTCCTTTTTTTCCAATATATTTTTCCTGAGACTACACAAATCACTTGCTGTTTTTCCATTCTTGTTTTTTAATGAACTACTTAATCCATAACTCAAAAGTAATTTAGTAATATGACCAACATCTCTACCATGACTACATAAATTATGTAAAATACTATTACCATTTTTATCTATCTGATTAATCAAATGTGGTCCCAAACTTAACAAATAATTCACCATGTTATTATCATTATACATTGCCGCATAATGAAGACAATTACGACCCATATTATCAGTATCTCCTATATTTGCACCCGCATTAACCAATAAACTTATAATATTAGGATTACTGTGAATAGTTGCGTGAATTAAAGGGGTTTTTCCTTCAGCATCTTTTAAACTTATATCGACACCATTACTTAATAAAAGCGATACACATTTATCAGCCTTTGCTTTAATAGAAGCAATTAATAAAGTGTCCCCATCATCATTGTCTGTTAAAATAATATTTGAACATGGTTTTTTATATTTTAATAAACAAATATCTAATACCTCCGATTTTAATGCAATATGATTGTCATCCTTCAACATTTCTCTAATTCTTATATCCTGGAGAACCTTCGATTCTAATGGTTTACCAGTTCCTTTAATCAAATCACCGAAACTAATCTTAGATACACCACAATCAGTTAAAGGACAATCAGCATTTAAAGCTTCATTATTATATGTAATGACAGTATTATGCGTAGTAGGTAAAGTGTTATCACCTATTTTACACATTAAATATGGTGTAGCATTCATCCAATTATCCCCTGAACATTTATTAGATTTGTCATCTCCATAACAAACTTCTAATGAACTCAATTGACCTAATGTTTTATTTTGTCTAAATTTTAACTTTTTCATTAGGGGATTATCTTGTATTCTAAAATCACGAGGATCACAACATTTTCCGGTGACACCATCGGAATTGGCACATGCAATTCTATGAGTTCTTTCAACAGTATCATTATCATCTTTATTAAATCTACGTCCTGTTAAAGGATTATTACCGTTTAAATCAAAAGTTAAAGAAATAGGTTCAATAATATTACATTCTTTTTTTGGATCAATACATGATAATTTATGAAATTCTGTCATTTTTTATTATTCCTTTACTTATTTACAACAAAAAATATTTACCCAAATAAATTACCAACATACAATTATAATTTTTACTTTTATTGATTAATTTATTGATTAATTTATTGATTAATGATACTAGTATAACTGTCAAAAGTTTTCGGAAGCTTTCGTAATCACCACGAATGTTTATTCGATTATTCTAGTATTTTATGAGTTAAATCTTCCGAAAGCTCTTGAATGTGTAATATTAATACACCTAGAAAACACCTAGAAAACACCTAGAAAGTTTTAAAAAAATATTATTCTAGATTCAATTACAACTAGAACAATCTAAAATTTTTACTTTTGTGACCTAGAAAGTTTTAAAAAAATATTATTCTAGATTCAATTACAACTAGAACAATCTAAAATTTTTACTTTTATACACTAGAAAGTTTTTAAAAAATATTATTCTAGATTGATTACAACTAGAACAATCTAAAATTTTTACTTTTGTACACTAGAAAGTTTTTAAAAAATATTATTTCAGATTGATTACAACTAGAATAATCTAAAATTTTTACTTTTGTGACCTAGAAAGTTTTAAAAAAATATTATTCTAGATTCAATTACAACTAGAACAATCTAAAATTTTTACTTTTGTGACCTAGAAAGTTTTAAAAAAATATTATTCTAGATTCAATTACAACTAGAATATTCTAAAATTTTTACTTTTGTACACTAGAAAGTTTTTAAAAAATATTATTCTAGATTGATTACAACTAGAATATTCTAAAATTTTTACTTTTGTACACTAGAAAGTTTTTAAAAAATATTATTCCAGATTCACTTACAACTAGAACATTCTAAAATTTTTACTTTTGTACACTAGAAAGTTTTAAAAAAATATTATTCCAGATTGATTTGCAACTCTAAATGGTAACTGAACAAGCTGGTTTTTTGAGAATTACTAAACCAGGTTTATCTCCCAGGTGTAGATTAGATTTTTGACAATATAGAACTTTTATATCATTCATATTTTTTTGTTTACTATGTTTTTTGACAATATTAGCTATTAGAAGTTTGACTAATTTATCATTTACAAAATCATAATCACCCACATCCTTGGAAAGTTCAAAATATGTTAATGCATGTGCAGAAGGGAAATCAGCTAAATGAAACCACCAATCTTTGTCACTAGCTTCAGTAACTAGTTTAGTGTTTTCTATATCAGATTGACCCATTTTAATAATTAAGTATGGTACATCAATAGGTAATTCTTTGGGTTTATAATACTGAATTAATTTATCAGGATTATTGTCCGGATTATTGCCTGAAATTGAAGGGATATAATAATAAGATTTGACCATTATATTATGAAAAAGATAAATATTAGTAAAAAAACTATTTTTGATCAATTTAATTCAATTTTTAATAGATAAAATTGAATGTGTTAATTGTTAATTATATAAGATAATATAAGATAATGGCATTGGCATCTACATTTACAAGTGAATTTAAGACCCAAGCGGGTTGCATCAAATCGCTATCACAGAAAAATATTGGAGGTGGTTTTGATTTTTATTGTTCATCAATTGGTATTACCCGCAAGGAGAAATTCGTGAATCCTGAAACAGAGGAGATAGAAGAGCAAATGGTTTTCCCATCTGGTTCAGAATTGCGAGCTTGGCTCATCAAGCTCTATTCATCTGGAGGTGATCTTGCATACAAGGAGCCGAATGCACAAGCACTTAAGAACATGCAACTTAAGGGTCTAACACCTAAGAAGCAACCATCACAGATCATGAACATTTTGGTGACGTCAACAGATACTTCAAATATTGTTCTAGTACATTTCCCTAGTAACATGAAGGACATTTTGGACATTCAAGTTTTTCTAGAAGATGTCAGGAAGGTTGCTAATTACAGTCTAGAAACACATGTTTCTACTGAAGCGACAGATTATTTGCTAACTTTTACATACGAAAATACAGAGAAGACATCATTCAAGGAGAGTATGACACTCGAACGAGAGTTTTTTCAACTACTCAAGAAGTTTAAGTTGATGGCAGATGACAAGGATGATGATGATGATTCTTAGCTTAGATGCTGAGAAGGATGATTAAATGTAATATGTAATTATTAAAATTATTTTTTTTGTAAAAATTGAATTAGAATAAAATAAAAAAATAACAGAATAACATTAATGATAAACGTAATATTTGTTTTGGGAGGTCCTGGTTCAGGCAAAGGAACTTTATGTAAAAATTTAGAAAAAGATGGATGGATACATGTATCTGTTGGTGAATTATTGAGAGAATATGCAAAAAAAGATAATAATATAGAAAAATTATTAAAAAAAGGTAATTTAGTAACTTCAGAGATGTCTGTTAATATTTTAGAAAATTATTTGAATAATATTAAAGATAATTCAAAGGTTTTAATTGATGGATTTCCTAGAAATATTACTAATTGGGAAACTTTAATGAATAATAAAATTATTAAAAAGATAAATATAAATTGTATTATATTTTTAGAAACTACTAAAGAAATAATGTTATCTAGGGTTGTTGAAAGAAGTATATTATCATTAGAAAAAAGATCAGATGATAATGTGGAAATATTTGAAAATCGTTATAAATTGTATTTGGATAATTTAAAAATTCTTGAAAATCCGGATATTGGTAGGATGTTAATAAGAGTTGATTCAAGTGGATCAACTGATGAGGTTTATGAAAATGTAAAAAATATTATATCAATTATGTCAGTTATCTAAAAATTTAACTGTGTCTTTTTGTGCGAAAACAATTTTATAAAGATGATCATCAATATTAAGTTTAAAACGATGTGAACCTTTTGCAACAAGTTGAGTCAACAAATAAAAAAGTTTTAATTGTTCTTGTTGTTGATCAAAATGTGGAAAACATTGTGCTTCCTGTTCACCAGAATGCTCAATAATTGCATAATCTTTTGAATAAATTTTAAGATAATTATTCATATAAATATCCATTTTTTCTTTATTAGAATCTTTATGATCTTGATCTTGTATTAAATTAGAATAAAAATCAAAACCAGTTAATCTTAATTCCGAACAAGTTCCATTAATTTTATTAGCTATATCAAGATAAGTTAATAATCCACCCAATAAAAATTCTGGTGGGGTTTTTGATGCAGGATCATCCTTGTTACCAGAATATACAAATGAATTATATTTGCCATGTGGTATAATTTCATTGTAAACCTCACGATAATTTAGGGTAGGATATATTTTTTTAAATTTTTCATCCATTGATAAATTTTTATCAGTTTCTTTTAAAATTTTGTTTAATTTAATTGATGAATTTCTAGGAAGACAATCAGCATGCACAAAATAACCTTGATTTTTTTCACCAAATTCAAAATCAATAATATCACCTGGATAAATATTATTTTTGCAAAAAAAGCAAGGAAATGGATTCTGAAATGGAAATTGTTGAAAAATAGAATTTAGAAACTTAATTTCTTTCAGCCATTCCTCAGGATAATCCAATTGATAATGTAATCTCATTTTTTGATTAACATAAAGTACATCAGTTCTAGATCCATAATCTTCTGGATTATTTTTAGATAATAAAATGCCATGATTTATTCTTACAACAATATCATAACTATCAATTTCTTTTCCCATTTTTTTACCTTCTAGATAAGGTGCCGGACCAACCATTATAATCCGTTTGCCTTTCAAATAATCATAATATTTTTTATCAGCTAAATTACGGACAGCAAAACGTTTATGTATCCACTTGACTAAATTATCTTTTGAAATCATATATTCACTTTTCTAATAAAATCTTAAACTAGTTTCTATATAAAATTGAATCAATCTACATTTTTAGTACATATAATATGATTGTAGTGTATACACCTAGATTAAATACTGGATTAAATGGAAATAATGTGGATCGTATTGAATACCAACATATAAATAATATGGTTGTTTTATGGAAAAATTGCTACCATTTCAGAATTATATTAATGTATAATAAAAATAATCTAGATGTTAATAATTATACATATGACCACAAATCAGATACTTTTACTTATAGAAACGTAATAATTAGTGAAAAATATCCATTGTATGATATTAATACATTAAAAAATTTTAAATTTATAATTACTGAGGTATATATTGAGCGCTTATGTAGTATGGGAAGAATCGATATTTTAGAGTATTTGAAAAATACACATCAAAATTTAGATTCTAAATTTGCATTATTCGATGCGGCAGCACATGGTCAGATAGGTGTTCTAGAATGGTGGAAAAATTCTGGATTACCATTAAAATATAGTGATAATGCAACAGAATTAGATGTGGCATCAGAAAACAATCACATTAATGTTTTAGAATGGTGGAAAAACTCAGGGTTGCCTATGACATATACAAATTGTGCTGTAAATTCAGCATCTTCGAGGGGATATTTTTATGTGTTGAATTGGTGGAAAAATTCAGGATTACCTTTAAAATATAATGAATATGCTTTTGAAAATGCGGCCAATGGAGGACATATTGATGTTCTAGATTGGTGGAAAAATTCAGGATTAGAATTAAAATATAGACCAAGTGAGATTTGTAGAGCTATAAAAAAAAACCCAGAAGTTTTAGAATGGTGGAAGAATTCTAAATTACCATTATAAAAACATTCCAAATACATTTCAAATATTATTAAAAAAATTGATCTTGGATAGAATTAAATTTTTTCTATAATATTTAATATGTTTTTCATTGATGATCGAGAGTATAAAAACACACGTTTGAACAAATCTGTAAATAACCCACAAAAATTAAAAAGTGTAATGCTTTTTACTAAATTCTTGGAGGATGAATATCAAATTACACACGTTAGAATGATTTTTTTCAAAAATAATAATGACAAAAATAGTTATGAAATGTTGCATATTGCGATCAATGATCAGAAAAGATTAATTCTATATTATGATCAATTTACTCCGATCATAGTAAGTGATCCATATCCAGTATATTATATTAGAACATTAATAAAATTAAAATTAAATATTACGAAATTGTATGTTAGCAAGTTGTGTGAGTTTGGTAAAACTGACATATTGGAATACCTAAAAAAAACAAATCAAAATTTTATACAAAATTTTATACAAAACCAACTAGAATATATATTATATCGAATAATATACGAATGTCGTACTAATGTTCTAGACTGGTTAATAAATAATAATTTACAAATAAAAGATTATAACTATACTTTAGATTATATACCCTATCATCATTTTTATACTAAAATTTACGGATGGTTTATTGATAATAATTTACCATTAAAATATAGCATGAATGCCATAAATTGTGCATCGAGTAATGGCAATGTTAATATTCTAGAATGGTGGAAGCAGTCTGGATTAGAATTAAAATATTCTGAACATGCATTGGATTGGGCATCTGAAAATAATCATATCGATGTATTAAATTGGTGGTTGAATAGTAAATTACCATTAAAATATACAAAAAATGCTATGGATTACGCATCAAATAGAGGTCATATTAATGTTTTAGATTGGTGGTTTAATTCAGGGCTAGAGTTAAAATATTCTAAAATAGTATTATGTAATATATCATATGATAATACATTTTGTGTAAATCATAATAATGTTTTAGATTGGTGGAAAAAATCTAAATTACTTTTACACTTATAATACACCTTATAATACACTTATAATAACTAACATAATATATATAATTCAAAAATTGATTGTTTATTTTTCATAATCTATTATTAATATGTTATTTACAGATGGAGCATATAATCAATCGGGGTTAAATCCGATTGAAAGATATCGAAAGATTGAAACTAAATATATGAATGATATAGATTATTGCAAATATTTTAGAATTGTTATTGTACGAAATAACAATGTTTCTAAAAAAGTAATAATGAGTGAAAGATATTTATGGAAAAAGTATCCATTATATGATATTAAAAATATCAAAAAATTTAATGTTGGTATTGATGATATTCCTTTTAATTTAGTTTTTACACATGGTAAAACAGATGTTCTTGAATATTGTAAAAATAAATCAAACACTTTTATAGAATATTTAGCAAATTATAAATATTATGGTTACGATGATGAGTGTAGACTTTTATATATTGCAATCGAATATGGAAATGTTAATATGTTAACATGGTGGATTAATAATGATTTACCAATGAAAAATTTTAGAACGGAATATGCCATAAATAAAGCATCAAGCAATGGTCATGTTAATGTATTAGATTGGTTAAAAAATTGGTCTAAAAATAGTGGAATACCTCTTACATACAATACTAAGGCTTTAGTTGATGCGTCTTATGAAGGACATATTAATGTTTTAGAATGGTGGAAAAACTCAGGCTTGGAATTAAAATATGATTATAGAGCATTAAATGATGCATCTTCAGATGGTCATATTAATGTTCTTGAATGGTGGAAAAACTCTGGGTTAAAATTAGAATATTCCTCTTCGGTTATGGATTATGTATCTAAAACTAGTAGTATTGATGTACTAGAGTGGTGGAAAAACTCTGGGTTAGAATTAAAATATAGTGAATCAGCAATGGATGATGCATCTGCATGTGGTCGGGTTGATGTTCTAGAATGGTGGAAAAAATCAGGATTGAAATTAAAATATTCATCTGCGTATGATGGGTTATTTGGATCTGGAATGGATCTAGCATCTAAAAATGGTCATGTTAAAGTTTTAAATTGGTGGCTCAAAAGTGGTTTAAAGCTGACATATGATGTTAGAGCTTTACGTCGCGCATCAGAAAATGGTCATGTTAATGTCCTAGAATGGTGGAAAAAATCTGGTTTAGAATTAAAATATGATGATTTTGTTTTACAGGATGCATCAGGTAATGGTCATATTAATGTTCTAGAATGGTGGAAAAACTCTGGATTAAAATTAAAATATGATAAATATTCTATATTTAAGGCATCTCATAATGGTCGTATTAATGTTCTAGAATGGTGGAAAAACTCTGGATTACCTTTAAAATATGATGAAGATGCCTTGCTGGTTGCAACAAGTGGAGGTCGTATTGATGTTCTAGAATGGTGGAAAAACTCTGGATTAGAATTAAAATATTCTAAAAAAATTTTATCCCATTTTAAAAAAAACAATCATAATGCTGTTTCCGTAGAATGGTGGAAAAACTCTGGATTGGAAATAGAAGGACTAAATTGAGTACAATATATTCTTTGTTATAAAATTGATTCCAAATAATATTATTTATATTTTTTATAAAATATGGTTTTTGTAACAAGTCTATTTGATCAAAATAACAATACACCTAATAAATATTTTAGACTTATTATTTTTAGAAATAATGACAAATATGAATCTAAAAATTATAACAAGGTAATTATTTTGAGTGAAAAGTATTCATTAAAAAATTGTAATAGGAATGTCATCAAAGATGTTAGATATTTAAGTAATGTATTCAATCAAATGCATCAATATGATTTTAACTTTGCGTACTTCTGGTATAATAATAAACTATCTTTGCAATATTTAATATGGTCACTGGAAATGAGTGAGTTTTCTCGGAATAAGATTTTAGATTGCGCATCTTATTATAATTATATGAATATTTTAGATTGTTTTAGCAATCTTGGATTAATATCGTTACTTAAATCTAAATATACTGAACAAGCGTTGGATTGGGCATCACAAGAAGGACATATTAATGTTCAAGAATGGTGGAAAAAAAGTAATCTAAAATTAAAATATACTGACCACGCGTTGGATTGTGCATCTTTGCATGGACATATTAATGTTCTAGAATGGTGGAAAAATTCAGGATTACCTTTAGAATATAAGACTTCAGAATCCATATACTTTTACATGAACAGATTTGATAAAATATTTGAATCTGGAAAAGTGAATATTCTAGAATGGTGGAAAAATTCAGGATTGACACTATACTATAGTACTGATTCATTAGATTTAGCATCAAAAAATGGACATATTGATGTATTAGAATGGATGAAAAACTCCGGATTAGAATGTAAATATAGTATAATGGCATTAAATTTCGCCTCAGGAGTTGGTAATATTGATGTATTAGACTGGTGGAAAAATTCAGGATTACCATTAAAATATTCTGATATTGCGCTAATAATGGCATCTGAAAATGGTCATGTTGATGTTCTAGATTGGTGGTTAAAAAGTGGATTAGATTTCCAAAATTATAAACATGTATTAGTTTATATGAAAGAACATCCTCAAAAAAAAATTTCAGAATGGTGGAGAAATAGTGGTTTTTATGATAAAATATTCAAAAATTAATTATGGTTAATTATGGTTAATTATGGTTAATTATAAATTATTTTTAACATATGATTTTAGAAAAGGGCGTTTGAAACCAATAGATATATCATCCGGTTTTTTATCAAACAAATTCACTTCAATTAAATCTTCAACCAATTCATCATATAATGGTGTCCATACATATTCATTATCTTTTTCTTTTTTTGCATTTTCTTGAATTTGAATGAGAGTTGGAGCAATTTTCATGAGAAGATCTTCTAAAATTCTAACTTTGTCATCTATATTTATTTGTTTATCTATACATGCTTTTTTTTCAAGATTTCCAAATGCATCATATTTATTATTTTTTTTATTACCGCTAAACATACTTTAATATATTCATATAAAAAAATCATTTATATTATTCATTCCGAATCATTAAATACAATCCAAATCATAAATTAAATTTACGATCCACAAGATTTGCATTCAGGATCATCAATTTTGCATTGAGGAACAGATGATGATTCTTCAGTAACATCAGATTTATGTGCCCTTCTAGCTAAACCACGTACACTCTTATTTGTCAAATTCGGATTAATAGTAATTTTCTTCGCATTAACTTGTCTTTGAGTTCTCATATAATATTGACCCGTTTTGAGGCCACGTTTCCAACCATAGAAGTACATTGATGTAATTTTGCTATGATCTAGATCAGTAACCCACAAGTTCATACTTTGACTTTGGCAAATATATCTTCCACGATCCGCTGCTTGATCAATAATAACTTTAGGACTCATATCCCATGCGGTTTTATATAAATCTTTAATATTTTTAGGTATTGAATCTATATTTTGAATACTTCCATCAGCGGCAATTATTTCTTCTTTTAAAGCATCTGACCATAATTCTAGATCAATCAAATCAGACACTAGGTGTTTATTAATAACAATAAATTCACCAGCTAATGTACGTCTCTTATATAATAAACTAGTATAGGGCTCACATGCCTCATTATTTCCTAAGATTTGGGAGGTAGATGCTGTAGGCATGGGAGCTAATAAAAGACTATTACGCATACCGTATGTGGCTATATCAGTTTTTAATTTATTAAATTTATCTTTCATTTCTGGTGTGGGTTCTTCATTCCATAAATCATATTGTAATTTGCCCTGGTGTGCTGGTGAACCTTCAAAAGTACAATAAGCACCTAGAAAGGTTTCTCTAGCTAATTCCTCAGGAATAGGTTTAAGAATATCTTCTAATTCTTTATGTTCCTTCTTTTCGAGAGGTGTCATATCTTTTTTGAGTCTTTTTGATAATTCCTTAAAACGAATCATTAATTTCTCACGTTTCTTGGCTATTTCAACAGACGCCATCAGGGCAGCATAATAAATTCTTTCAAATATCTTAATATTTAACTCACTTGCTTCCTTACTATCAAAAGGATATTTCATTAAAGCATAAACATCAGCTAATCCTTGAACACCGATACCAATGGGTCGGTGACGTTTATTGGATCGACGGCATTTTTCAATGGGATAATAGTTTAGATCAATAATTTTATTTAAATTTTTGACAATTACTCTAGTAACTTCTTCCAATTTATCAAAATCAAATAATCTAGTTTTCTTATCAACAAATTTAGGCAATCCTATAGAAGCTAAATTACATACCGCAATTTCATCTTTAGATGTATATTCTATTATTTCAGTACATAAATTAGACGATTTAATAGTTCCTAGATTTTGTTGATTTGATTTGGCATTTGCATGATCTTTGAATAAAATATATGGACCACCAGTTTCTTCTTGAGATTCTATAATTCTAGTCCATAATTTTTGAGCAGGTATAGTTTCTTTTCCACGACCTTCTGATTCATATTTAAGATATAATTCCTCAAATTTAGGACCCCATACATCACTCAATCCAGGACAACGATCAGGCGACATTAATGTCCATTGTCCATTTTGTTGTACACGTTCCATGAATAAATTTGGTATCCAAAGAGCATAAAATAGATCTCTAGCTCTTAAATCTTCGGATCCTTGTGGTTTTTTTAAATCTAGGAAACCAAAGATATCAGCGTGCCATGGTTCTAGGTAAATTGCAAAAGATCCCTTTCTCTTGCCACCACCTTGATCAACATATTCAGCGGTACTATTAAACACTTTCAACATTGGGATAATACCGTTTGATACTCCATTAGTTCCGTAAATGGGTGATCCTTCAGATCTAATGTTATGAATATTGAGACCAATACCTCCAGCGGTTTTAGAAATTAAAGCACAATCTTTTAAAGTATTATAAATACCTTCAATTGAATCAGATTCCATTGCAAGTAAGAAACATGAGCTTCCTTGTTCTAATGGAGTTCCCATATTATATAAAGTTGGTGTTGCATGTGTAAAATAACCTTCTGACATTAAATCATAAGTTTTAATAGCATCTTTGAAATCATTGCGATGAATAGCTACAGCAACTCTCAAATACATATCTTGAGGTCTTTCAATTACTTTGCCATCGATCTTCATTAAATATGAACGAAATAAAGTCATAAATCCGAAATATTCTAGTAAATAATCACGTTCATATTTGATTACACTATTAAGTTTATTTTTATGTTTTTGGATGATATTATGAACTTCATCGTTAATGATGGGACAATGTTCACCGAGGGCATTTTTGTTATTGTATAGGGTGTTGATAGTTTCTGAAAAAGATGGTGAAGTATTTTTCTGATGATTTGAAATAATAATTCGACCTGCTAATGTTTGATAATCATAATGTTTAGTAGTTAAATTAGCACAAATTTGAGCACCTAGCTCATCTAACCGAGATGTCGTAATATTTGCACAAATTTGATCCATAATTTTTTGAGATACCATATCAGCATTTACTTTGAGACCTTTTGATAATACACGAATTCGTTTGCTTACTTTACCGAAATCGACACGTTCGAGAGTGCCATCGCGTTTTGTAACATACATTTCATTTTCAGGGCTCATTTCATCTTCTGAAACATTATCTAAAAAAGTTTTAAGAGGTTCTTCAGACATAATTTAATTTAAAGATAAAAATATTAAAAAATTACCACTAAATCAATTTTTTTTAATATACCAAATGTTCATTTCATTAATCTTTTTAATCAGAAAGTTTCTCTTATCTTAAAGTAAAAGATAACTTAAACCACATGAAAACACACAAATTAACACACAAAAAATCTAGAAATACATCTAGAAATAATAGTAATAGTTATAAAATTACTAAACTTGATAATGGTATTTCGGTCATTATGAATCAAAATCTATCACAAACTACGGTTTCAGTTATTATTTTTGTTAAAATAGGTTCTAATTGGGAAACATTAGAATTAAATGGCATAGCACATTTTATAGAACATCTTTTTTTTAAGGGAACTTCGCATAGATTATCTCAGAAAGATATTTCAAAAGAACTGGAACAATATGGAGCTGAAACAAATGCATTTACAAATCATGAGTTAACATGTTATCACAGCAAAGTTAATTCAGATCATTATAAAAAAGTTATTGAGATTTTAGGTGATATGATAACAAATTCTCTATATAGAGTTCAAGATATTGAGATCGAAAAGAAAGTTGTTATGAATGAACTAAAACAACGTTATTCTGATCCTAATTTCCTATTAAGTAATATATTTTATTCAAAATTTTATAAAGGACATCCGATAGGAAAATCTGTTATTGGTAAGAGTCATTTAATAAAAAAACTAGATCGTTTTAAAATTATGGCCTTTCTCTATTTATATTATCAACCATCAAATATAATTATATCAGTTGCTGGGAATTTTGATAAATATTCTGAACTGGAACATATTCTTAATAAACATTTTGGTTCAAATTATCATCATAAATGGAAGCTGGATTCTAGTTTTTTTAAAAATGAATATGAAAGACTTTTTAATTATCAATCTCAATGGAAAAATGTATTATCTTTAATAGGTGAAAGTAATACCCATAACACAAAACAGATTAATTATCATACATATGGTAAACAATTACAACATACTTTTGTTATTGTGGCATTCAATGGTGTTTCTTCTAAAAATCCAAATAAATATTCGTTACAACTTTTGGCGCATGTTCTAGGAATCGGAATGAGTTCAAGGTTATTTGATATAATTAGATCTAATAAAGGACTTGTGTATTCTATTAAAGCATCTCATATAACTCATAATTATAATGGTGTATTTACGATAGAATATAGTTGTCAACATAATCCACATGATCAAATTAGTATTCTTCATTTGATTAAGGAAGAATTGGAAAAATTAAAAAATCAATTAATATCTGAGGATGAATATTCAAAAATCATATCTAAACTAACTAGTCAAATAAAAGTAGCACAAGAAAATTCTTTTGAAAATGCATTACATTATGGTTATCAATTAATCAGAGATTATAATAGTGTTCTAACTTATCAAGAGTTAGCTGATGTTTATCTTAAAATTAGTAGAGAAGATCTTCAAGTTATGGCACAAACATATTTTGATTACACTTGTATGATGATTTGTACTTTATCACCTGTCAAAATTAAACCTGAAACTTATCAAAAAATTTTTATTCATGATGAAAAATAGAATAGAAAAAAATAATATTAAATATAAAATGATTTTAACAGAAAAACTAAATGCTTTTCTATCCAGTCAATCTCTTTACTATTCACAATTAAGTTTATTATCATCTTCTCAATCAATATACAAACCATACAAATATTACAAATACACAAATTCAAAAACTATTATTTATAATATCATAAATGGTGTTATTAATGGAAAAACAGAAATTTATCATAAAAATCATAATGATCTAGATGATTCTAAAAAAATATTGTATGCTGTGATTGATTATTATGATGGTTTTATAAATGGTTATGTGAATATGTATTATTCATCTGGAGAAATTAGAGGTATATTAAAGGTTTGGAGAGGTATATTGGATGGTGTATCAGTATTTTATTATAGAACTGGTCAAAAATGTGTTGAAATTACTTTTGTGAAGGGTTATAAAAACGGATGGAAAAATGTGTATTGGATGGATGGTAATATTAAATCACAAGAATTATTTATAAACAATATTAAAACTGGTCGTGAAATTAATTGGCATGACAATCAACAAATATCACATATTATTTACTGGAAAAATGGAAAAAAACACGGTTTATATCAAGAATGGTATTTAAATGGTCAACTAAAAACACTAGCACAATATATTGACGATAAATTACACGGATTATATAAAACATGGTTTGATAATGGAAGTATAGCTAGAATATGTCATTATATAAATGGCAATCTATATGGTAAATTGGTAATATTTGATCAAAATAATAAACTAATGTGTTTGCAAAATTATATTAATGGAAAGGTAAATGGCTATTCTTATAATGCATTTGTAGATGTATCAAAAAATGAGTTGATAGAATTTGGGGAATATTATTTATGTGGTGCGGAGCATGGATCATCTATTATTAAAATTAATGGAATTATAAGAAAATCTTGTGTGTATTTTAGAGGTATAAAACATGGTAAACAAATTAATTATGATAAAAATGGAGATAAATATAGGATAATTTATTATGTTAAAGGGGAATCGAAAATAGTAATAAAAAATTGAATTCTTTTTTTTTGTGTGTGTGTTAATTACTTGTAATAAATGGAAAACTTCAACAAACAAAATGGATATAATGCAGTGTATAAAGATGTAATAGGACATCTAGAGAAAAAATATCCATTAATTTCGGATAAATGGAAAAATGGTAGCGACAAAAATTCTCCTAATCTTCATATTCGTCCCTTTGCACTAATTCAAAAGGGCTCTTATGTTCTAAAAGATTTATTTGAAGCTATTTGCAAAGATGAAGGTCCATGTATTACTAATAATATTTTTGAAAATAATCTAGATTATTCAAACTTTTTAATAGGAAAAACACGTAAAATTACAAATACATCAGATGGTCCTTTAGTGGAATATGTAAAGTCTGAATATTTGTGTACTCATGCAAATAATCCTCATTATTTGCTTTCATATCTTCAAAACGCTATAGTTACAGTTACAATTCAATTACCAACATTGAGAAGTATTAAAAGATTTGTTAAGGGTGTTAAGTCTATATTTGGAGATGTTTTTTGGAGACGTATAGATCAAACTAAAATTCCAGATAAAAATGGAAAATATACTCTAACTCTCAAGATGTATAATCGTTCTAGATTCGAAAATGAAAATGAAAGTAAAACTCAAGATGTACCCGATAACACAAAACAAACTTAATAACTAAATCTAGTAAATTAAATCTAGTAAATTAAATATTATATTGACGATACATTTTAATAAATATAAATCCTGCGATTAATATTAATATTATAAATACAATCATTTCGATACTACTCCCTAAACAGGGTGAACTCCACATATTGTCCATATTTTTTTGTGTAAGGAATCCGCCACCACCGAATCCCATAAAACCTTCAATAACTTTTGGGTTTTTATTTTTGAGATTTTCGACTGGTCTAATTTCCGAATGTGATCCAATCATGTATAAATTTAGATACTCTAATAATGTTCCCAAAGAAAAAATTGTTAGAAGTAAATTACTTATTTGACCATTACCATCTTTATAATCACTATGTATCCATGCTCCATTAATACCCTGATTATTTACCAATTTTATTAGAAACTTTTGATAAGTATTTTTATTTATTTTTTCTATACTATCTAAAGAGGCTATTAATAATAAAGCATATGATTTTAGAACATCTAAATTATATGGATTATTATCGGAGTTTTCCTTAAAAATATTAATTAATTCATGTACTACTTTTTTTTTAAGTTTTTTGTATGAGTTATTATCTTTTGTTTTTGAGGGTCTTTTATGGTATAGACCAATTAAAGCTAATCCAACATTTAAATATTTTATTCGACGTTGGCTAAAAATATCTAGAATAGGAATCAAATTTGTTAATTTGCTTATGACAAAATTGGATTCTGTTAAATATTTTTCTAATTTTTCGCAATAAACGTCGATTGGGTATTTGTTATTTTTTTGGAAATAGATGTCTTGTAAAAAATCAGTTGAAAATAATTCTTCTTCTTTGTCCCCAAAATCTAATATTGATTTAGGATGATTATTTTGATACATTATAGCACATTTATATAAATTATCACAATCTTGTTCAAAACCTAGATCAATACCATAATGTCCTTGAAAATATGATAATAAAATAGACACCCCACCATCATCTACTTTTTCTTTTTTTTCTTTGTCAATAACGTCCAATCTATATTTCCTTAAATATTTAATACTTTTATTGATTGATTTTTTAACTTTCTTTTCTATTTTTTTATCAATATCACTATCATTCATTTATCATTTTTAGAGAAAATAATTTGGAACTCATATACATAAACACTCTAGCTGAAACATAAATTAATATAATAAAACAAATCCACGCAAGATAAACCTTCCATGTTGGATAATTATATGTTTTTTTAGCTAAATCTTTCTTTTTAATAGATGCTCTTTCTAATCTAGAAGAAAATCCTTCTTTGATATTATATTTTTCCAAAAATGTTTTAGAATTATTATGCAAATGATCTCTTATTATACCATATGATAACCAATTTTTGATCATATCAATATTACTATCACCAGAATAGTCTTTATACAATAGTGATTCTAATAATTTGCCAACGACATTTATTGTCATTTCTCTAAATACCCCTAATAATTTAGATTTTTCTTTAGAAGTTTCATTAGAAGTTTCATTAGAAGTTTCATTAGAAGTTTCATTATCGTCTAAATAAATTCCAATTAACCATATAGTCAACATATCTTCATCTTCTAGTTCGATTAACTGTATATAATTTTCCAAATATTCATTTAGTATAATATTAAAATCTTTAACCAGTGTTTTAAAATCCTTTTTATCTTTGAATCCGAGTTTATAATTATTAGTGAAAGCTATAATGGATAAAATAATATTATTAATTTGAGTAACCCATACATAATCGCCATTTGCATTTTTATCCTGTTTTTCTTTAATATTTTTAAAATTACGTAGAGTTCTACCGAAAGATTCATATGTATTTTCTATATAATATTTTTTAACAACTGGATCACTAAAAATATCTTCCAATTCATCTATTTTGGTATTATTATTTTTTATTTTATTATAAATTTTATATGAAATCTCATGAAAATTGTTTATTTTATTGAAAGGTTCAAAGTCTTCATGCAATGGTAGTTTTAATTTATATTTATTACTATTATAAATTATTATGGGTAATAAACCACCATCATATTTAAAAGTAGCCATTGTTATTTTATCATATTTCTTTTCGACCTGGGACTTCAAATTAAATTCTATTTGTTGAATATGTGATTTTAGAAGTGATGTATCTTGTTGAAGTGGCATATAATATTTTTACATTTAACTGAGAAACTTTATTTTGGTTATTACTTGCGCAAAAGTAAAAAAGAGTATTCTAGTTATGATTACATACACATTCAAGAGTTTTCGGAATACATCGTGATTTTTACGAAATAATTCTTGAAATATCAGGATCATTGAATTAACATTCGTAATAATTACGAAAAAATCCGAAATCCTTTGACAGTTTATGTCTGGCTCTAAGGGGGTCTTGAGTCTTTGGGGTATCATGAGTTAAAAAAACACTATGAAATTATACTGTAAAAGCTTTGGATTTTGATATTATTTTATATTTTAGTTATGATTACATACACATTCAAGAGTTTTCGGAATACATCGTGATTTTTACGAAATAATTCTTGAAACATCAGGATCATTGAATTAACATTCGTAATAATTACGAAAACATCCGAAATCCTTTGACAGTTTATGTCCTGCTCTAATGAGGTCTTAAGTCTTTGCGGTATCACGAGTCAAAAAAACACTATGAAATAATACTGTAAAAGCTTTGGATTTTGATATTATTTTATATTTTAGTTATGATTACATACACATTCAAGAGTTTTCGGAATACATCGTGATTTTTACGATATAATTCTTGAAATATCAGGATTTCCAAAATAACATTCGTAATAATTACGAAAACATCCGAAATCCTTTGACAGTTTATGTCCTGCTCTAAGGGGGTCTTGAGTCTTTGGGGTATCGGGGTATCATGAGTCAAAAAACACTATGAAATTATACTGTAAAAGCTTTGGATTTTGATATTATTTTATATTTTAGTTATGATTACATACACATTCAAGAGTTTTCGGAATACATCGTGATTTTTACGATATAATTCTTGAAATATCAGGATTTCCAAAATAACATTCGTAATAATTACGAAAAAATCCGAAATCCTTTGACAGTTTATGTCCTGCTCTAATGAGGTCTTAAGTCTTTGCGGTATCACGAGTCAAAAAAACACTATGAAATAATACTGTAAAAGCTTTGGATTTTTATATTATTTTATATTTTAGGGTAAAAAGTAAAAATTTAGATTGTTCTAGTTGTAATTGAATCTAGAATAATATTTTTTAAAAACTTTCTAGATAAACAAAGTAAAAATTTTAGATTGTTCTAGTTGTAATTGAATCTAGAATAATATTTTTTAAAAACTTTC